GCAGGACAATTAAGAAACTCTTCTGCTAAGACAAAGAACGATCCTAATTCTCGTATCCGTCAGGCACGAAAAAGGTGGAAATGTTAAATGATAGACGCAGAACAAGTAATATATAAATTAAATAGAGCTTTAGATAGAAGAATAGAAGCTCTTTCTCTTTCTGTCACATCCGGTGGGGTTGACAAGATGGAAACATATAAGTATATAATAGGACAAATTAATGCATTGGAATCAGTGCGACAGGAAATCTCTAACCTGCTAAATGAGAAGGAGCAAGAAAATGAAAACACAAACGGAACTGTCGTCAACATCGACAGAAATACCAAAAATACACCTACCTAATAAAGAATTAGTTGGTGTAAAAAAATCTAAAGAAGAACCAATAAAAGAAATTACAAAAGAAACTACAAAACTTCCTCAACCTACCGGTTGGAGAATGTTAGTTTTACCTTTCAGAATGAAAGAAAAAACTGACGGTGGAATTCTATTAGGTAACGAAACAATAGATAGACAACAAGTTGCATCTCAATGCGGAAACGTTTTGGCGATGGGAGATGGTTGTTATGCTGATAAAGATCGTTATCCAAAAGGTCCTTGGTGCAAGGTTGGAGATTGGGTAGTCTTTGCTCGATATGCTGGCTCAAGGATTGAGATAGATGGTGGGGAAGTAAGACTCCTCAATGAAGACGAAGTCTTAGCAACAGTCAAGGATCCTACGGATATCTTGCATAAATATTAACATAGGAAGGAACTATGCCAGAAATAGAAGAAAAGAAAAAAGAGCCTATGGTTGACATTGATACATCTTCTCCAGATACGGAAGTAGATTTACCAGAAGTTAAACCAGATGGAACAGTTATAGAAGAACTTGTAGCTGAAGAAACAAAAGAACCAGTAAAAGAAGAATCAGTAAAAGAAGAATCAGTAAGAGAAGATGATAAATTAGCTGACTATAGTAAAGGTGTACAATCTCGTATTGCTAAACTCACAAAGAAAATGAGAGAAGCAGAACGTAGAGAAGAAGCCGCTACACAATATGCAGCCTCTTTAGAAGCTCAAAGAACTCAAGAACAAACTAGATATAAAAAATTAGATACAGATTATACTAAAAGATTTGAGTCCAATATCAAAATCGGAATGGAGTCGGCACAACAAGCATTAGCTGCTGCGATCGAATCCGGTAACGCACAAGAACAAGTAGAAGCTAATAAAAAAATAGCAACTCTTGCTTTTGAAAATGCTAAATTGGAACAACGTAAACAAGCAGAAACATTTGATCAGGGTGAGCCTGTCAAACTTTCTGACGGTGGAAATTTACCACGACAGACACCAAGAGAACTACCTAGACAAGAAATCTCTGATCCTAAAGCGGAAGGATGGGCATCTGAAAATACATGGTTCGGACAAGATAGAGCTATGACTTTTACTGCTTTTGAAATTCACAAGGATTTAGTAGAAAAAGAAGGGTATGATCCTAAGTCTGATGAATATTATGTAGAAGTTGACAAAAGAATAAGAGTTGACTTTCCACAGAAATTTGGTAATACTAGTAATTCGTCCAGAGCCGTTCAGTCGGTCGCTTCAGCACAAAGAAGTGTTAAACCGGGACGCAAAACTGTGAGACTCACTTCCTCTCAGGTAGCAATAGCTAAAAAATTAGGAGTGCCACTCGAAGAATATGCGAAACAATTAAAACTCACGAAGGAGGCATAAGCATATGAAAAAAACAGAAAATACGACTTCTCGTGCGGCTGTTACTAGGTCAAAGACTGAAAGACCAAAAACGTACAAGCCACCGTCATCTTTAGATGCACCAAAAGCGCCAGATGGCTTTAGACACAGATGGATAAGAGCTGAATCAATGGGATTCAACGACGGTAAAAATATTTACGGTCGATTAAGAGAAGGATACGAATTAGTGAGAGCTGATGAATATTCTGATCAAGATTATCCAATAGTGGCTGAAGGTAAATACGCTGGGGTCATTGGAGTAGGCGGCCTTTTGTTGGCAAGGATACCCGAAGAAATCGCAAAGCAAAGACAAGACTATCAGAAAAAACTTACTGAAGGTCAAGACGAAGCAGTTGAGAACGATCTACTTAGGGAACAACATAAGAGTATGCCGATCAATGTTGATCGACAATCTCGTGTAAGCTTCGGTGGTACAAAAAAATAAAGCAATTTATTTATCATCGATTTAAATAATAACAATAGTTCACAACGATGTTGTGAACACAATGGAGAACAAACAATATGGCAAATAGAAACGCAGCCGGTTTTGGTATGATTCCGTCAATGAGAGTTGGTAATACACCTTCTATTCAAGGACAGTCTAAATACGAAATCGCGGCAGGATATGCGACAGCTATGTACCAAGGTGATCCAGTGAGAATAAATGTTAGTGCGACAGTAGGTGGATACGTAGTATCTGCAATTGCTGGCACAGCGATGGTTGGAGTTTTGAATGGAGTATTTTATACTGCACCAACAACTTTGAAACCAACGTTTCAAAACTTTTATACACAGGTGACGCCAGGTAATACTGAAACAATAACAGCGTTTGTCAACGATGATCCTTTTCAGGAATATCTAATGGCAACGAATGCAACGTTGGGAACAACTGTAGCACTAAGACAATCTAAAGTAGGTTTGACTTATGCAACAAGTGCTTCTTCAACAGCTGGATCGGGAGCTTCTAGTATATCACTAGATATCGCTTCTGCAGCAACTACGGCTAAACAATTAAGATTAGTCAGAGTAGCTGAAGATCCAGAAAACCAAGATGAAACAGTAGCGTTCTGCTCAGTGATAGTAAAAGTAAATCTATCTCAGTACGTTGTTGGATCGTTAGCAACAGGAATATAAGGATATAAATCATGGCAATATCACGATCACAGCTAGTTAAAGAACTAGAACCAGGTTTAAATGCTTTATTTGGCCTGGAGTACAAAAGGTATGAAAATCAGCATGCTGAAATTTATACATCAGAATCAAGTGACAGAGCTTTCGAAGAGGAAGTTATGTTATCTGGATTCGCTAACGCGCAAATAAAAGGTGAAGGTCAAGGGGTTGCATTCGATGAAGCTCAAGAAACTTACACTGCACGTTACACAAACGAAACGATCGCATTAGCATTTGCTATCACAGAAGAAGCTATCGAAGATAACCTCTACGATAGACTAGCTTCAAGATACACAAAAGCTCTTGCAAGATCTATGTCGAACGCTAAAGAAGTAAAAGGTGCTCAACCATTGAACAACGGTCTACCAGGTGTAGCTACGTTCAACTCTGGTGACGGAGTATCTTTATTCAATACAGCTCATACTACTATCAGTGGTACGAACGTATCGAATACTTTGACTACGCAAGCTGACTTAAACGAAACTTCATTAGAAGCTGCTTTAATTGATATCGCTGCTTTCACTGATGAAAGAGGTTTAAGAATCGCTGCAAAAGGAGTAAAAATGATTATTCCTTCTGCTAACCAGTTCAACGCTGAGAGATTGATGAAATCTCAAGGTAGACCTGGAACAGCTGATAACGACATCAACGCTATCAACAGCATGGGAATGATCCCACAAGGTTATAGAGTTAATAACTTTTTAACTGATGCTGATAGTTGGTATATCATTACTGATGTACCTAACGGTATGAAAATGTTCCAAAGAACACCATTGACAACTTCAATGGAAGGGGACTTTGATACTGGAAACGTAAGATACAAAGCTAGAGAAAGATACGTGTTTGGCGTATCTGACTATAGAGGTATCTTCGGTTGTGAAGGTGCGTAAGCATAAATAATTTAATAAGGCGGCCTTAAAACCGCCTTATTTTAATTTTACTTTAATAAACTCATGAAAAAATTTTTAATAAAAATCAGAGCTTCTGGCTACGCAGCTCATTTTACAGTTACGGCAAAAGACGAAGCTATATCTTTAGAAAATGCTATCATTGACAAACTAGGAAAAAATGATATAAATTGGGACAAGTCAGAGTTTTATGCTTTGACAAAAACATGGTTAACATTTGAGGAGATCAAAGATGAGCCACTTACAAGACCTTTACAAACAGAAGAGGTCATTGGAGTTAAAATGGGAGCAGGAACATCTATCTGAAAATAGATACACTCTC